AATGATGGAGGATATTTTATTATTAATCTTTTCAGTACCTGCCCCAGTAAATTTTACACGGCCAACACGCTCTAATGACCCCACCATTCCTTTATATGATAGCCCCCTTAACAGGGCATCCTCAAAACCACCACGACCTATTGCACTGAACCCCACTGTGATGAGTCCAGTAGTCATACCGGACATCAGGGCGTAACCTAATGCCGCATCGTGCTTCTCATCATGAGTCATGCTATCCGGCTGTGCACCATATATTGTGGCATATGTTCCACCAGCGCTTCTATTAGCGGATGTCAGGAAATATGGAGGGTATGTAGCGGTTCTAGTCCATAGCTTGCTGGCAAGTGCTTTGTTGTATGCAACGATAGCTTTCTGGGCTCCTTCTTCAGCGGCTTCTTTCGTGGATGCCTTGATTAATCCCTTAGCAACTAAGTTGCTAGCGGCCTGTTCTGTTGTCTCTCCAAACTGTTTGCGGAGCAGGCGTCCCGACAGACTCTTCATAAGCCCTCTGGCTCCTACCCTTGCCCCCGTCTTCAGGGATACATAAGCGGCCCCGCCCGCACCAAACGATGCGGCAGACAGCACTCCTGTCATAAGTACGTCCGTCACCATCGGTGCAATAGTCTCTCCTAAATCCATGAACCACCCGAAATCATCACCGAACAACGCGGCTACTTCTCTGCGCCTTGCCATATCTCTTTGTTTTTCAACAAGATAGTTAGTAGCTCCTTCGCTCTTGAACACAACAGCCCCTACAGATGCAACCAGTCCACCAACGGCATCCCATACTGAGGCGCCCATAGCTCCAGCCCTGTTTGTAAATGAACTATAATTTTCTTTATCGGAAAGAAACGCATCGAGTACGTCCACATCCTCGGCCCCTTTAACTCTACCTGCCTGTTTTGCTTCGAGCCACTCATCACTGGTGGCGGCTGTGTCTGAAAGTATCTTATCAAAGTGGGGGTATGCCTGTTCCCGAAAAAGATTGCGGGAGTTACGTAGCATACTCCTCTGTGATTGAGTGAGCCTTGAATCATTTTCCACGGCCTTTTCAAACTTGTCCCTCTGCTCCATTAGCTTCGGGTGAGCTATAGCCAATCCACTATTTAAAATACGGATGTTCTTAGTGTCATCATCCTTATAATATTCAAAACCATTTCTAGCATTGACCTCCAACGCGGCTTTCTCCTCAAGGGCATTCTTAATTTGTTTATCAGAATACCGGTTAAGGGTGCTGTCTTCCCCTATCCCATTCTTCTTACCGTAATTGCGCGATAACCCTGCACGGACTTCGCCAATATATTCATCAAGGTACTCATTGTCTGTGTCGGTACTTGTGTCCCGTGTTTTTACCAACTCAGAAATGTTATCCATCACGTCGTGCAATTCTGAGTCCTCGTCGGAATCTGATCCAAATAGTTCTCCTAATTCATTATGTAAGCTGGCGCGGGATAAGTCCTGAAACCTTGTAGAGTTTTCAGATGAACCCTGTTTGAGACCATCAGCCGCCAGATATGCGTGTGAATAACTCATAGCTCCTGCACGGACGGATTCATCCAAAGCCTTGTTTCGGTCAGTAATGTTATCACCACCTATAACTTTAGTGCGCCCTTGATCATCTGTGATCGATGCAAACGCGAGATCCCCTGTATCCACTAAAAGGGATTTTGCCATATTCAGTTGTTTAACCATTTCTGGCTGGTTAGCATAACCACTTTGGCTGTTGTTAAGATAAGCTGACCCAGCATCCTCACCGAAGGCTCTACGGATAATGTTAACCTCTGCATCCACCGACGAACCAGTGGACATAAGTGAGTTCATCACTTCGGGCTTCTGTAACTCCTCTGGTGTGGAGAGCCCGCTGTCTAAAATGTTTGTATGAAAACCCTGTTGTATAGCTGACTCAACCTCACCGTCTATCTCACCTGTGCGGAAAAAGTGTCCTCGCTGATAATCCGCGTAACCCTTATAACTCGATAGTGGGTCACTTATATGCGACCCATTGGTTGTTGACCATTCCGAATACGCCTGCAAAGGAGGGATGTATGCGTGGGGGTCGGTTTCTAATGTTGGGGAAGAAGTATCCCCCAGCGACATCGTTGGGTATAGCTCTGACATAGCAGATAAGGGTTATGTAGGTAAGTTATTTTATGTAGTTGCTTTAGAAAGGGCGCTTAATGCGGCGGTGTTTCGCCTATTAACACGGGTAGATAATGCCGCTCTCTGTTGGAAGGCAATACCTGACACGAATACTAATAAGGTTTCCGCATCCATCCCGCTAATCTTTTCTTCTATCTCTTTAGGTAGTTTTTGATCACCAGTTGTTCCCAGTGTCAGTTTAAGTAAGTGTTTTAAATATTCTTCAGTATGTTTCCCTGTAGGGTCATCTTCGCTAACGCCCTTTTCACGTAAAATCTGTGCTAGTAATTGATCATCTATACTCCCACCCGCTATTAGTTTGTTAAGGGCACTTAGTTTGGTGTCAATATCATCAAGTTCTTCAAGCTGTAGTCCCCGTAACTCTTTTGATCGGGATGTATCAGCAAGCATAGAGAGTATTCCCTTTGATGCTGGAGCATACTTTCCGTATGAGGCAATCGCCTCAACATCACCACCAGCGGCGGCTTTTTCCAGAAGGTCCTGCATGGTCTGCTGTTGTTTTGCCAACGTGGTCGCATCCCCACCAAGCTCCTTAGCCGCAACTGTGAACATAGACTGCACATTTGAGTCACTCAAAGCATAAGGATTACGAAGCATCAGGCTTCGTATAGCCTTTTGTTTCGTGGACGGTGCTCCCGGCAACTCCATAATTTCCTGTATATGGTTTGCTATAATTGGAGTCATCTGAGCCTGTTGTTGTGCCAATCGGGATTTACGCTGTGCCTCCTGTAGTTGGAGGAATGCAGTCTGCTCCTTATCAGCGGCACTGAACTGTGGTGAATAACGGTTGACCATCATCATCTTTTCACTAGTGGGCATAGATGATGCACCAACACCTGAAAAGAAATTACCCCTCAAATCAGCCATATCAGCAGATGGGTCTATACCAGAACCATACATATCAGCTCCTGCTCTTTTAGCTATAAGAGCCTGATCAGCCTGTCGTTCCAAAGCACGGTGTTCAGGGCGCATGATAGTGGGTTCATTCATACGCTGGAGTTCAGCCTGCATAGCCATCTGACCAGCCTGCGCCGTATACCCCTTTTTCCGCAGTCGTCGAGAGGCCCGACGAGTCTTTGAAGAAGGTCGATCAAGCGAATAGCGTTCCCCTAAAACGGGTGTTGGTCCAAGTCCTCTAAACTCTGCCATTGTATATAAAGTGTTTAACGGTCATTAAAAAATCTTCTTGTGTCATCTGCACTGGCTTGTGCCGCCTTCGATATTAAGGTCTTCCTGCGGTTTTTCTGTGACTTTGCCATACGTTCAGCGCTTGCCCTGCTAGCGGCTCTGGCACCACCCATTCCAGCACCAAAGGGTTTTGCTCTTTCCCTTTCAAATGCCCCCATATCTCCACTCCCTAAAGAACTGGCTTTCGCCATCTCAGAACGCCTGTCCTCCCCAACGGGTCGGGAATATTGTGTCTCCGGGCGGCCAAATCTTTTAGCGTTCTCTCTATCCCTCAAACGTGCTTGATATGAAATAGGTATAGATGACCTATATTTCGATGATTGTCCTAACGGCTTTTTTACTTTTTTTAAAAACCTATTAACCTGTTTTTGTGGGTTGATATTTTGTGGGTTGTTAATTAAAAAATTATCCTCCCACAGACCCTTGCCTTTTCCTTTACCAAAAAATTCAGAATATATAGTAGCGCCCATTATATCTTGCTAAGAAATCTATTCATTCTAGCTGTATTTTTCTTATTCTTCTCCCATAAATCTTTCTCTTCGTCGGGGATTGCAGGGGGCTCTTTAGGTGCTGTGTATTTAGGAAGGCGGTTAGGCTGTTTACCAGAGACAGATCGGATCGCCTGTTTAAGCGCGGCATCACGGTTGGACTGGATCTCCTGCTTACGTGTGGGGGTGGTGTCAGGATCTGCTAATGCTTTGGGTGCTCCCGTAGTATCATCAGCCCATTGTTTCATGCCTCTAATAGTTGCCGCCATGTTAGCTTCTGCCTTACGTCGGGGTGCTGTTATATTATATTGGCCCTCCCTTACACGGGCTTCACGTTCTTCGGGGGTACGTAAACGAAACTTATCTCCCAAACGGTTCCCTTTCAAAAGGCCCTGATCATAATCGTATTGATCTAAACCTCCCTTGTAGCCGCCCTTGAGTGTGCGACGGCGCTCTCTTAGTCGGTTTGCCCGCTCTATTTGCTTTTTCTGTAAATTGCGTTGAGCTATTGCCGCATCCAGTTTTATTTCCTCATAAACATCTTTAAGCTCTTCTGCTTTAGTTTTTTGTGGAATTGGTTTAACAGGGGCTCCGCCTTGTTGCTGGGATTCCCCATACCCCTGACTCTCATCCCCCCAATTGGTGACTTCTGGTGTCTGTGATTTTTCGGGCTCTGGCTTTTTGGATTTAGTCTTAGGAGGGTCAAATCCTTGAAATTGGGGCGCATTTATATCACGCCCTTGGGCTGTTAGCCTTGCCTCATCGGGAGATGAATCAAATATATAATCATCCGCGAACTTAAATTTATCTAAATATTTTCCTTCTTTTCCCCCCGTTAAATTCTTTATCAGGGCTTGCCTGAACCCCATATTGGGGTCCGCTCCAAGGGGGGTATATTTACGGTCTACCCCCGCTACAAATAGGTTTTTGATCTGTGGGTCTTTAGACAGCTTTTCCACAAATGTGTGGTAATCATCTATTAAATCTGTTTTTGGTGTGCGGATTTCGGGGAGTATGCCCCCCAAATTCCACACTGATGGTGGTGCTGGCTTACTAAGCGCATCGTCCATTAGGTCCGCATAATAAGAGGTGTACTTCTCCCAATCATCCCTGCTCATCCCTATTGCCTCTAATTGCTCGTTTGATATATGATCTGTGTCCGTATCTGCCATCTTATTTTGTAGTATATATGTTACTTAACATAATTTTTTTATGAGAAAAGTCAATAGGACTAAACCCCGTCAAGGTTTTGCCCTGATAATATATTACTGAGCCTTTTAATGGATCTTCGGTTTTTCTTTAAATGCCCCGTATCCCCGCTATCTATTGGTTCCACAGCAACTAACCCATGTCGCTGTCGGGCTAAATCCAAGCAGAGAAACGCCGCGTCAGCCATGTCAGGAGACCTACCATACCGTGCCTTGTACTCAGGCTTTGACTCTATTTTCATTCGGAGTGTGCCTCCTTTAACCATATCATACTGGCGTCCTGTCATTTCCTGCGCTAATTCACCACTGATTCCAAACAATTGTTTCGTGCGGCAAAGTTCTTTGCCAACGAACCAAAGCTCCGACACCCTGTTGACGTATAACTCTGAGCCAACTAACTTGCTGTTTGCCGAAACACGACGATCTGATGCCTTCCCTCCGAAAGATACTCTCAAAATTTCATCGCTCCATTCTCCTGCCAGTACATCGCAAAATGGTGCGCCTGCTCCAGTCGCGTCCACCGCGATATTCGCTGGAGATATCTTCCTCTTCTGACAAGCCTCTTTCACCATCTTCACAATCTGGTAGGTCCTTGGAACCGCTTTGTTGGTGGCATCGTCATTCAACTGGATCGGCTCGCCAAGTTCACAAACGTATTGCCCCGCCTTGTCATAACCAATAAGACCCGTGTACAAGATGCACCTATCGCCTGAGTTGGTGAATGCCGGGTCAAGTCCAGCAATAGGTATGGGGGCTCCTTCCCAGTCAACATTGGATAATGCGCCACTCCGTGTTAGCTCAGACTCATTATAAATAGTCTCCTCCTCACCTCCGTCGAAGAACACAGCTCTGACCATCCGCATATAACCACGCGACTCCTGCCCCAGTAATGCTTTATCTTCGTTGAGCTTCTCAATGGTGGGGAGCCACGGATATATAGTCTCTTCAGCAATTACATTAGGGCTACGTTCTGCGTCAAATCGTACATACTCACCACCCCACTTGGTCTTCCACCCATACGAAGTGTTAGTATCTACAGCCTCCCACCCACCATCGGGTGTTGACCACTCCCCAAACGCATCAAAACGGCTGTTGGGGTTGGATAATCCTACAAGCTCAAACCTTTCGTTTTTTGATAGGTTAGATAAAGACGCTTGGATAATAGCTGGAGAAACTTCAGAAAGCTCGTCTGCAATTAAAATGAGGCGCTTTTGTTTTAGTCCAATAAATTTTCCTATAGCTTCCTTTGTTTTTGATTTCTCTGCGGCTATAAGAGATAGACCAGCCCGCTCAATTAGATTGCCTGATTCCGTTTCGTATGCCGCATTACCAATACTGTCACGAATTCGTATAGGGGCCCCCTCAATAACCATTAATAGTGACACCACGGAGCCCCATATTCTCTTTCTAGCCTCACGCAAAGTAGTTGATGTGAGGAGAACTAACGTATCGCGAGGAGCCGCCAACCAATTAAGAATCCCCCAAGCCGCCATCGTATGTGACTTACCGCTATTTGCCGCGCCCCCAATAGCTACATACTTGTTGCGTATAACGGCCCTTATCATCTCCTCGGCCCACGGATGCTTAACCATTAAGGGTTCTGGCAGGTCATCGTTATTCCAAAGCTCATCGCAGAGCCTCCAGAAATAATATTCTTTCGCCTTGTTTGCACTGTGGTTAGCGAGACCATATAAAAGTGCAGTTACCGTATTTGTAGGGGGTATAAGAATACCTCCCACATCCATTTTCTTTGTAGTTGGATCAATACGTGGCTCATAAACATGAAGTGACTTTCCCATTCAGCTTGATTATTTATTATAAAAACACTATAGTTTAATTGCTTTGCCTAATAAGTCGAATAAATCCGAAAGGCTTAAACGTGCCTTGGAAATGTATAATCAGGACTACAAGCTAGTCAGGATTGCTGAAGAGCTTGGGATTCATACGTCCACGCTTCGGCGATGGTTACGGAAGGAAGGCATTGAACCAAAGAACGATTCTTATGGGAGTAACCCGAAGAAACAGGTTGAAGACGATACAGAAGATCCAGACCCTTTAAAGACCGCCCTTGAGGAAAATCTCGAAGATAAAACCGACGAGGTTATTAAGGTAGCTAAACATGAGGCGAGACTAGCTGAAGACCAGAGCCTGTTAGAGATAGCGGAAGCGCAGTCTTCTCCAGCAGAAAAGTATCAGTCATACATAGCG